GAGAATCACACCCAAACATTTATACAATAATCATACTTGTAATTTTATTCAAGATTACACTTTACAAACTTTATTCAAAATAATTTATATATTTGTTTTTGCTTTGAGCAAAACTTGTGCAACCTAATAAAGATGGAAGGCACTTGGAACAGGTAATTTATTAATTTTCTTTTCTACTAGGGCTTTTCTTTTCTTTCTTTTTGGTTACTTTTTCTTTCTTTTCTTTAATATTAGATATATTTATATTGTGAAAAAACCAAAACGTAAAACACTTATAAATAAACTAGATAGAATATTCTCAGAATATATAAGAAAGAGAGATGCAGACAAAAAAGGATTTGTAAGATGTATAACATCAAATAAAAAATATCATTACACAGAAGTCGATGCTGGTCATTTTATATCTCGTAAAGAGATGGCAACTAGGTGGCACGAGGACAACGTGTGGTCTCAGAGTAGATTTCATAATCGTTTCAAATATGGATTACAATATGAATATTCTTTAGCTTTAGAAAAAAAGAAAAAAGGTCTACCTAAACATCTATATAATCTATCAAAAAAAACAGTAAAGTATAGCAGATCTGATTTACAAGAAATGATAGATAAATACAAAAATAAATTAGATATTGAAAATAAAAGATTATCTTTGTAAGTTCTAACCACACTCGGTTAGTGTTTTGTTTTTAAAGGGGGGTAATAGTTTACTCCTCTTTTTTTTTTGATATTAACAATTTTTAATTATATTTGAATATAAAACAAAACATTATGATACAATACACACTTAAAAAACACATTACAGACATTGAGTATAACAACGAACAACTAACAATTGAATACAACTTTGTAAAAGCTGAACGTGGTTATTTTGATGGAACTGGTACTTTTGATGGAGTGGATATAATTACAATATCAAAAGACAATGTAGATATTACAAATCTTCTACATTATGACTATACTAAAGATATAGAAAGATTAGTATTAGAAAATCACTTAAATTTATAATATGGATTACTTATTAGCAAGAGTTGACCAATTAGAATCAGACAAAAAGAAACTAATTAAAGAAAACAAACTCTTAAAAAAACAAATACAAGATTATGACCAATCTATTGTACAAAGAATTATAGATGGTAAAAATCTAAAACTACAAGAATATAAAGACAAAAACTTACAAAGATGAAAGCAACTATAAAGACAATACACAAATTAGATAAACCTCCTTTCGGAGATGGTATATATACATATATAATTACTACATCTGCACATCCAGAGGGTTTTGTTTATGCACCTGTATCATCTGTGGAATCTCTTAAAATAAAAGTAGGGGATGAAGTAGAGTACGAATACATAAAACAAAAAAATGGATATAAATACAAAGACATAAAGAAAGTGTCAATGTATAGCAACTATACAAAACAAGAACAAACAGAATCACGACTAGACACAGGGAGAAGTATTTTACTACAAGTTGCTTTTAAAGAAGCATCACAGGCATATATTGCAGGTAAAATATCTCAAGATGAAGTCGAATCATTAACAAATAAATACTATAACATCATAAATAAATAATATGGAATTAAAAGGCACAATAAGACAAATAGAACAAACACAAACTTTTGGCACTAAGGGTTACAAAGTCAGAAAGTTACTATTAGAAACAATAGAAAATTACCCACAAAAAATACAAATAGATTTCTCACAAGATAAATGTGAGGTATTGGATAATTATAAAATTGGAGATGTTGTAAAAATCGCAATCAATATTAAAGGTCGTGAATGGCAAAATAAAGATGGTGTTACAAAATATATAAACACTATTGCAGGTTGGAAAATAGAACAACACAAAGAATTAGAACTAGCTGACCAAAACACAGAAAGAGATGACTTACCATTCTGATGGTTACGATGAGCAGTTTGGCTCATATCATATCAAGACACCCAAGTATTATAATGGGAAAAATGGATATACTGCAAGAGAAGTGGTAGAAAACTTTGACCTTAATTATAACTTGGGTACAGCTTGTACATACATACTTAGAGCTTACAAGAAACACGACACACCAAACAGATGCTTAGAAAAAGCTATTGACCACTTAAAATTTGAACTAGATAAACTATCTAAATAATGCTCATAAACTTTGATGACCAGTATAAAAAACTGAATGACATTAGAACTGGAAAACTCAAAGAAGCACCAAAGATAGGTATAGAAGAAATAGATAGTGTAATTAGATTTAAAAAGAATCTTACTTGTTTTGCTGGACACGCCAACGTAGGTAAAACATCAATCATAATTTACTTAATGTTACTCTTTGCTTTGAAACATAAAGTAAAGTTTTTAGTTTTTAGTAGTGAGAATGAGCCATATTCTCTCATTAGAAAACTTGTAGAGTTTAAAGCACAGAAACCAATAAACAAATTATCTAAAGAAGAATTAGACAAACATACCGAGTTTGTTTATGAACATTTTAAGTTTATTGATTGCGAACAAAACTATGATTACTTAGATTTACTATCTTTGTGTGAGGTGGTAATGCCACAATATGATTTTGATTGTTTGATTATTGACCCAATCAATAGTCTGAGAAAGAATAAAAGTATGATGAAATACAGCAACGCCTTTGAGTACAACTATGAAATGATGACTGATTTTAGAATATTTGTTAAGAAGTATGAAAAAGCTCTTTGGTTAATTATGCACTCTGTAACATCTGCTTTTAGAGCCAAGTACCCATCTAACCACGAATATGCAGGACATCCTATTCCACTCGCAATGAGTGATGTTGAATCTGGTAATGTATTTGCAAATCGTACCGATGATTTCTATTCGATACATAGGTTGACACAACACGAATCAAGATGGATATATACAGAACTGCATTGTAAAAAAATAAAAGACCACGACTTAGGATGTAAGCCAACACCTTTTGATAGCCCACTTATTCTAGAAAGTATCAAGAACAATGTGGGTTATAAGTTAGGAGATAAAGATATAGTAAGACCAAACATAATACAGCAGATGCAATTACCATTTTGAAAACACAAGTTGAGATAGCGTATGAAAGGCACGAAAAGTGGATGGAAATCACAAGAAGTTTTGGTGGACTAAGAGAAACAGAGGTTGAAGATTTGGTACAAGAAATGTATCTGAGATTAATAAAAAATACACAGAAAGGTATTGATTTTAGTTATGGGGATTGTGATATAAATTATTATTACATTTTTAAAATTTTGCGAGGTCTTTACATAGACTTGTTAAGAAAGAAAATGAGAGTAACATATACCACACTTGAAAACGTACAAATACAAGATGAGGGTACAGTAAATTATGATGAGGTTTATGGTAAAATACAAAAAGCATTACAACAAATACATTGGTACAATAGACAGGTTTACGACATAGTAAGTGGTGGCGAAAGCATTAGTGAACTATCAAGAAAGACACACATCAGTTATTACTCTCTATACAATACTTTTAGAAACGTAAAAAATAAATTAAAAGAACTAATATGAATTTCAATAGTGATTTTAGATATGATTTGCAACTAGGTCAGTTAGGCGAAAAATATTTGAATGATATATTGTCTTATAAAAAAATAGAAGTTAAAACAGATTTACAATATAAAGATACAGGTAATATATATATAGAATATGAATCAAGAAAAAAACCAAGTGGAATTGCTACAACCCAAAGTGAGTGGTATGCGATTGTTTTGAGCAAAGAAAAAATAATACTAATAACAACAGACAAACTAAAAGATTTATGTAGAAAATATATAGGAACTGAATACGATAAAAGAGGAGGAGATAAAAATACGAGCAAAGGAATTTGTATTCCAATAAAAAAAATATTATGAAACTAGGAGATAAAGTAGAATATATCATAAACATCATTACATTTGGTAAAGGTAAAGCGATAGCACAATGGATTGCTAATAAACTAGGATATGAAGATTGTGGATGTGAAAATAGAAAAAATTTTCTCAATCGTTTTTCAGAAATAAACAACATATCAAGAGATGGAACAAAAGTGGAAAAAACTAAATAAAGAAGAATACAACAAGTGGACAGAATTTAAATCTGTCAAAAGTAGCACTATCAATAAAAAAGA